ATTTAATTCCAATATTATCAATAACAAACTCAGAAGGAGGATTTATTACAACATTATTTTCAAAAATCCATTCGTTGCCAGTTACTTTAACTTTATTAAGAGAACCAGTAGTAACATATTGTATAGTTGATTCATTACCACTACCAAAAGACAGTTCCTGCATACTTGGTAACTGTACATGACCAGTTCCATTAGCACTTAGAAGTAAGTCTTCATTAGTTGTTGATGTTGTAACCGTACTACCATCAATTTGAACATTATCAATTAATAAATTATCAATCTTACTATTACTATCTACAATAATACCAGAATTGGCAGTCAATGTACCATGAACATGATCAATAAGATTCATAAAGTAGGTACCACCTACAATTTGTGGATCACTTTGATCATCACCAACATATAATCTTTCACCACCATTTGATTGAGTACCTGCGGTTTTTACAGTTACACCAAGTTCACCATAATGTAAACTAGATGGTGCTTCTGCTAATTGGGATCTCTTAATTCTTATCTTACTTGCCATGACTAGAAGCTACCTCCGTTAATGTCTAAATTTTGCTCGTCATCACCTGGCGTTAAATCTATACTTGCTTCCCATTTAGTAGTGGTAGCATTATAAACAAGAACCATACCATTCTGTAAAGTTCCAATACTCACATCTGTCATTCCAGCTAATGTACCAGTACCTCCTGCTGTGTATGTGGAAGGTACCTTAACAACATTATCTGTTGCTGACGGAACTCTTACTGTAATATCTGCCATAGATTTTATATAGTAGTGGTGACTCCAGCAGTGACAATTGCACTACCTTCTACAATTCTGGTCTTTGCTGACCCATTATTAATTAATATATCATAAGTGTAACGACCTGGTTTTAAAGCATTCGTTACATTAGATCCCAAAGATATTCTCAATTGACCACTTGCCCTGCTTGGAAAAGATACTGTAAACGTTGCAGCATTCGTTAATGAATTTGCCGATTTCTTCATAAATGAAGCACCAGTATAACCAGTCAAATTTAAAGGAGCATTATTGCTACCTTCTAGATTATAGGTCTGAGTAAAATCAGCCCCTTGATCTATTATAATATTGCTAACATATGCTGCCATTACTATTTCAGTTAGAATCTATATACTACACATATTTATAATTTATTGACCCACGATTTGTTTAAGAAGAGTTTTAATTTCACTTATATCAGTTTTTAATGAATCAACATCAGATTTCAGATTATCAAATTTGATTTTTTCTTCATATTTCTTTCTAGAAATATTAATAAATTTATCATATTCACTTTGATTTTGATTCACAATTGCATTAGAATTCATATCCCTTACTAAAGAGATATCGGATTCTACTTTTAAATAATTTGACATTATTCTATATTATAAGATCTCAGTGCAATTGCTCTAAAGTTTTTCAATCTTGGTGCCTGTGCCTGATCGGTAGAAGTCATAATAACTTTAATCATGAATGAACTATACTGCGGAAGATTTTCTGCTGTAAACTTATACTCACTAAAACCATTTTTCTTAATATTAGAATTGACAATCTTATCTGATAATCCATTAATATTAAATGGTAGATAATTTTGTTGGAAATCTTGACTATCATTCCTAAAGAGTTTATAGAATACTCTAAATTCTCCAGATATTTCTTTATGTCCATCAAATTGCACATAAAGAGAATTAGATGGGAACTCTAAATCAATCCTCTTAGTTTCATAAATTGCACTATTTGGATCTTCTCCAGAAATTCTAGGTCCATTAGAAGTACTCCAATCACTTATTGGGTTGTTAACTAGATTACTATGTAATATAACATTTGCAGTATCCAAGTCTAGTAATGGAGATACATGCTCACTAGTAGTATTAAGTACTAACTCTAATGCAAATGACTTCTGATCATTCATTGTTGTATATTCATTTATATTTGATGCGACCAATCTGGGACTGTTTAATTCATTAAACTTATTGATAGATACATTTTCATAACCTATATTTCCAAATGATACTTCAGAACCACTAAGACTTGTTCCAGAAGTTGTTTTTATTCTTGAAGACATATTTGTATTTGTAGGAGTAACTACATTCAATTTTGGTGTAATTGCTTCAAATGGAATATTTTGAGAAACTTTTACACCTCCACCACCACCAGTTTTTGTTTTTTCAAATGCCTTAGTAGTATCAGATAAAGTTAAATAATAACTATCAAAAGTTCTTTCCAAATTACTCATATCATGAGTTTTATTGATTTTTGTCAAAGAAACTCTATTAAATTCATACTTATAAACATATTCATTCTGTGGATGATTTGATCTTAGACTATTCTCAACTTCTCTTGTTATACCTGATATAACATTTCCACTTCTTGCAGTATAAGAGATTATTTCCTTACCAATCTTAACGTATCCTACGTTAGTATTAGCAACTGCCTTTCCTTCAAAATTAGCTAAAATTGAACCATCATTAACAGTTATTTCAGTTGTATTATCATCTATTTTTTGACTAAGAGTAAGTGGAGCATAATCACCAATAAAGTTTTCAATTGTAACTTTATTAGTAGTGGAATGCATTCCATGATTCTTATGATCAACCTTCATAGTAAATCCTGTCATATAAGGAACAGTAGCATCGTCACTTACAGAAGAAACCGTAAGAGCAACATCACCACCACTTCCCTTATAAGTTACAGCAGCTGCTGTAATATTAACATCAACATCATCAACAACCAAAGTATCGATAGCAGTTATACTTTCCTCAACAACTACTCTAACACCAGATCCAACTCCAGAAACACCATTACTAGTAGTATCAAGAGTACCAGAGACTAATAAATCTCCTTTAGCATATCCCGTTCCTCCAGTAGTAATTGTAATATTACCAACTTCACCAGCTGCTGTTATTATAACTTCCCCAATAGCACCACTACCATGTCCACTTAAAGAAGTAAATGTTACACCAGTATATGTTCCTTGTATAAAGGGAGATATTCCTGTTCCACCACAAGTACTATTTGCTTCTGCTGCAACTACTTGTGTAGTACCACTAGTAGTTATTGGACCACCACTTGCAAATATACGACCAACAGACTCAACCCCACCTACTGTTTGCACTACTCTTCTTCCTGGATCAAACGTTGTATTGGTAGTTGCATTAAGTCCCAATACTTGTCTCTTAGAGTAAGCAGTTACTGGATTTACTTTGCGAATCTCCCCTTTTGGTAAATCATTATTATACATTATGAAACTGGAAGGAACATTTTTAACAAATTTTGCTTTAGTGAGTTTAAACTTCAAATCATCATATTGATTTTCAGTCCACAATTCATTGTTCTGAGATCTAAATAATGATCCTAATGATGGTTGTTTATCATTTAATCTACCAGAAATCAAATCAATTTCATTCATTCTTGTAATGAAGGTATTCCATCCCATCAAAGGAGTAATAAGAACTAATGCATACCTACCACCAGATTGTAAATAAACAGGTGAAGGAAATGCAAATCCAGTTCCAACTGAACTATCGTCTGATAGTGAAACATCCGCAGGAATAATTTTTGTCTGTCCAAATGGAACAATTGTTAAAGAAGGTCTACCTGTATCATCCAATTCTCTTATTTGTACAGTTACATCACTCTCATCCTTAGATTTGAAATATAATTCACCACCAGTAACAAATATACCATCTGGAAATGTGGTAGGAGATACAACAAATGATTGAGCAAGAGGATCATGCCATGCACCAACTTCTCTAACTATAACACTTTCTGACTCTGATGTTATTTGAGTATCAGTAATTCTTGAAATTGGTTGATCTGTACCAATCTGCTTTCTTTCTAATTGTGGTGTTTTAATTGATAATGTTTGTTCTGTACTATACTGAGCAGTACCAGAAGCAAGATAGTTTGTTTGTGCAGAACTTTCTCCTGGATCCAATATAGATGCATTAGAAGCACTAGTAGTAACTCTAATAGTATTCAATCCAGTACTAAATTTAGGATTACTTGGATTTGATGGATCTGGAATATGTAATGAAAATATCAAATTGCCTGACTCATCACTCATAAGAGATAGTTCATTTACAACTGCTTCTGCAGTTCCAGTTTTGTTGGCAAGAACCATTCCTTTAGTAACATATCCAAGTCTTTCTGCTCTTCTAAAATCAGAAAGATCAAAAGTGTCAACATTTAAAACATTACTTGTGGATGAATATGAACTAGTAAGTGCAGTTTTTGAATACGGTTCTGTCAAATATTTTTCTGTTGGATTATTGAATGCACCAAATTTATGATTAATTTGTGCTGCTCTGAATGTAATATCAGGTTGCCCTAACACAAGAGCTGCCACTCCAGCAGTAGTAATAATATCTTGAGTTGCAAAAGTTCCCCTGTTCATTGTTATGGGTAATAATTTAGGAACACACCAATTAGTAACATCAACATTTTCCATGAAAACATAATATTTGGTATTTGGTTTTAATCTAGTACCAACAACTTCAACATTTCTAGACCTACAATTAAATAATATTTCTGTTGAAGTAACCTTAGGCCCCAAATCTATATTTTCAGTATGTGCCGATAATTCAAGTCCGAATTCTCTTTCTATTCCAGTTTGACCCCAAGTACTTTCAGTAGTAGTTGTAGTTGTTACCTCATTAGTAGTGATATTTCGTATTCCTCTAGATCCACTTTCTCTTGTTCTACTAATTCTAGTCGTATCAACATCAGTAGTAACTTCGTCACCCCAGAATTCAACATCATTCCAAATTTCATCTGTACTATTATAAACTCCAGATGTCATCCCTCCATTTTCTCTATCATCAGCACCCATAATAGTAGAAATTGCTTCAAAAATACCATCACCAAAAGAAATATTTTGTGGAGCTGAAACAATTTCATCCATCCAATAATCTGTAGAAGGTGTCAATTCCAACGTTCCAGAATATATTGCAATTGAAAATGGATTTAAATTTTCTACATGTGTTGCTAATGGTTGATTTATAAAAATCTCTTCACTATAAGCAAGAGTTAACGCTTGACCACTTCTAGTAATATTAGGGGTATCAAAGTCACTAACATAACGATAATCA